ATGATTGAAGATGACCAACCCCGATTTTCACACCGATCCTCTTCTGTAGTTGTTGTTCCCTCAAAAATGAGGAGGCGTGAACGATGTATTTTAGCGTATTTATCTCTGGAGAGTTCGTAGAATTCAGGTCTGCGAAACCTGCCGTAATCACTTGGATAAATCCATTGTGCATCGATAGCAGTAGCTTCATTGATTCTCATAATACGATCTAAGGCAACGGGTTGATCAAGAGTCTGTCCATCATCTATGTCGAGGAGTATAACAGCACCACCAAAGAGTCTCGCCCATTTCATCGCTTGATTACACAAGGGCAAAATGTGCAGCTCGTTGAGCCGCTTGTCGATAATACCGTCTGGATCATTGGTAATTTTGAGGGGTTCACGGGTCATATCGTTTGGCAAAAGATCGATGATTTTAGAACAGATACCGTCTGTCCGGTATAAATTTCGTAGCTCTTGATAGGTGAGTTGGGGACGGTAGGAGAAGAAGGTGCGAGCCAATTTATCTTTAAACGTACCGAGTCCTGTGAATAAGTTCGTCCATCGTCTAATCGCCGACTTGATTTGACTTTAGCTGCTTGATAATCAATTGATTTGTTTGTTTTAAATGGCCAGATCATTTTTTCTTCACCCAATTTAATAATGGATTATTTTTGACCCCGCTTAATTCGTTGAAAGCTCCACTGGCTGCATCCACTTGATCATCATGAGAGCCATTGGGGAAATCTTCCAGTTCCGATATAAAGTCATCATTCCAATCACCCTCAAGCATATCCACATTCCCAATTTCTGCTTGGCTTGATAAGGGTATAGCTCTCGTTTCTTTGTTTTCATCAGAGCGAATCATTTTTACGTCAAAGCCGGCGAGGAATCGTATGAGATCTTCTGCCTCTGTTTTACCGCTGGCACCCGGTTCTTGTTCTCCACGTAACTTGTATTTACTCCCAAAAAGAGAATAATCTTGAGCAGCTACCTGCTTTATCATTTGCCTGATTGCCCCAGACTTTTTACGGTCTTTTTTGCGATCCAGAATAATGAAACGTCCATTGGCTCTTTTTCCCATAAGGACACCTGCTGTCCAGTCTGGATCAGGATTCGATTGACTCGGTTCCGTAGCCGCTCTATCCCAGTAGCGAACTACAGCGATTAAATCAGTGGGAATCGATTTAACAATGGGAAAATAGTAGTCTCTGAAGTACTCGCCTTTTGCTTGGTCAACGTTCCAGTTACCCCTACGCAAACGCTCTTTTTCACTGGTTGTCTGAGCATCTAGGTTGCCTTCATAGCCGGGGTCAGCTTGCATGAGTATTTGATTATCTTCCAGACGAGCGGGAATGAACGTGAGCGATTTGATGTGTTCTGGTTTCTTGTATGGGTATTTATGCAGCAGCTCCTCTTTAGAATCACCCCAAATAAGTTCACCTGATTCTCTGAAAAAGTACCTCAATACACCTGATTTACTGTAATCAGGGTAAGCCCCATCTGCATCGAGCCACCAACGAATGAGCTTTTTAACCCAGCTCTTTTTACTCGGATTTGTTGCTGCCGTAATATAGGGCTGTAGACCACAAACAGAACGATTACATGACACAAGCCCCCAAAATTGCTTTTCCGTAAACTGAATGAATTCATCAAAGCCGATGACTGCATATTCAGCACCATCATGTAGTTCGACATCGTTCTCATGCTGCAATCCATCGAATTTTATCTTAGCTCCAGAGACCCATTGAAAGTGCAGTTCTGTTAGATTCTCAATGCCTTCAAACAGAGGATAAATTTGTTTGGCTTTATCCCAGAGTCCACCTGGATTCTTGAGTTGTTTGCGAGTGCGACGAAACAGGACAGAGTAGAACAATGGATTATTGCGATAGCGTAGCAAGTCAAGGAGCATCCCGTAGGACTTGCCTCCTCCCTTTTGCCCACCGCATATTTTTATGTCAGCATTACAAGCCAAAAAATCCCATTGTGGTCCTGGTTGCGGTCGAATTATTTTAACTGTACTAGAGGATTCCACCACGCCCGTTATCTGGTATTTCAGCAACTATTTTTACTTCTGAAGTACTCTCTACTTTTGCGTGTATATCCTGTTCTATTTTTTCCTGAAATCCCTTATGTTTGCCTTTCGTTTTGAGGTAAAAGGTAACAGCAGTTTTGCAAGGTGGATATTTGTACACAATCCACTCTTTTTTTACTGGGTCATACTCTTCTTTTTTAACACCTTCAATCAACTCAAAAAGCTTGCTTTCTGTGTAGTCAACAGCGTTTTCTTTGATTTGCTCAACACTCGCTGCGAACTTTGAATCATTTCTGTAGTACTGGTAAAATGTCTCGGGAGAGAGTCCTACATTTTTACACGCCATTGTGATAATTGCATGGGATTTTTCAAGCTCTTCGAGAAGCCGCTTCTTCCTTTGAGCGGTCTTTAACTTGCGAACATCAGGTTTATCAACATTTTTCATGATTTTATTATCGTTTATCATCATCAGAGCGTTTGATATTTCGGCGTTTCATTCGTTCAAAGAACCCATTGAAATAGCGGTCAAGGATTTCATGAATGACGAGTTCAGGTTCTTTTGACTCCGATTTAGCTTCCATGTCGATAGCAGCAATGAATTTAGGGTCAATTCTGTACCGTGGTAATTCGTTGTAATAGTTAGGCTTTGATTTCGATTGATACTCTAATCGTCCGGTAACTTTATAAACAGCCCACACAACATCGTACGATGTGATATTAGTGTATTCGACATTCTGTATGACAAAGAGCCATGCTTCAACTTGTTGTTTTGGAGTGAGTGATAGGAGTGGTTTTACCAGTTTGTAGTTATTGGGTAAAAAAATATTGTGTGATCCGGGGATCACACTTTTTTGAGTATGATTTTTAATGCGGTGCGTAAAATAATTTTTGAGATTATCCAGGACAATGAAACATTGACTGAGATAATATCCGTGACGCTTGGAGATATTGAAAACAGATTGACAGTACTGTTCAAATGAATTATGACCTTCATAATTTTTGGCACGAACAGCGTGGTGAATGGCTTTACATTTAGTGTAAAGATCGACTTCTATAGGTTTTCCCATAATTGCTTGCAAATATTAACAACATCCTCTCCGTATTTTTCAGAAACATTTTTGAAATAGTCAGTATTAGTTAAGTTTTCCCAAGTCGGGGTTAATTGATTAGTGATCAGGAGAGACTTTTGTATTTGTAATTCTTTATGAACAATATCTAAAGCAAGCATGACTTGTTTTTTATTTTTTGCTTGACCCAGTGGCTTCATTTAAGACTCCTTTTTTTTTTCATTTTCAATAAGAGCTATTATTGAACATAAAAAATCACGTGATTTAGCCATTCTTAACTTTTCATTCTTCATATTTTGTTACAATGTCCTTTTGATGATCAATAACTCGGAGTGCAGGTGAAAAATTTTCACTGTCATTATTTTTTTTTTCTAAGCTGCCTATGCGGCAGTCAACATAGTCGGGTGGGTAGGTCGATTTACTTTTTCGTTGAGTCATATAAGAGCCTACAAGACCTCCTTACGAAGAGTTTTTATCCATAGTATTAATGGTTGCACTGTCGATTCACTACGGCTAATCTGTGGAGCGTTAGCATGTGTAAGACTCCATTTCCAGATAGGTTGCTAAAGCTCTCACATCTTCTTTTCGAATATTGAAATCACAATTGGGACTATTACCACCATGAGGATAGACACGGAAGCCGCTCTCATGGAAAGCAACAATGCAGGTATTGTTGGAGACATATTTTCCTATGAGTGTTTCTAAGAGATGCTTGATGGCATAGGAGGAGTATCTTAATCTTCTCGGTGATTTTAAGAAGTGTTCGGGGAGAATAGCATTTTTTAGAATCTCAGCCATTTCAGGATTGTAAAGATACGAGCTTTTGGTCTCAGCAATGAAATCAGTGCTATTCATAATTCCCCAAGTTCCTTTAAATAAAGGCTATAAACTCTGATAGCCCAGTTGTCTGAGGTGTAATCATCTTGTTGGATTTTACGAACTGCTGGATAACTATCCCCCAACCCTCCCCGCTTACAAAGCTGCACTAATTCGTATTGATTACCATCACTGAAATACCTATTAACAAAGGCTTTTGCCTCGTTTAGAAAATGAGTTTTTTTTTCTTTTTTTTCAGTGTCTCTCAACCAACTGTCCCCATTTTTATCAAACTGTCCCCATATGCCTGAAGAACTTGTTATATAATCATTTAATACATTTTCTTCTTTCTCTTGGGGGATAGTGGGGATAGTTGGTACAGGAGTTATATATATAGAATTTTCAATCTCTATAGGGACTTTCTGGGAGTAACTGTCCCCACTGTCCCCCACATCGTTCTCAAACATAGATGGCTGTAGGTTGGGGACAGTTTGAGAATTATCATAAAAAACTGTCCCCACGGGTAGACAGTTGTTAAACTGTCCCCCGTTATCAGGTGGAATTCTCCAAATTGTTCCATGTTTTTTCTGAGTCGTCCAACCACGTTGGTTCAAAGTTTTACCAAAGCGTGTTTGTGAGAGTGACGGTCTGCCGGTGAGAGTTGCCCAAGAGGAAAAGAACTCAAACATTTCAGACGCTTTTTGTTCCGTCAATTGCCCATCAGGAAAGAGATGAGAAAAGAACTGCCCTATAATATCCATTTGATCCAAGTATTCTTGAGTAGCTTCTAAGACTATCTGTGGCTCATTTAATCGTGTTATTTGCCATTCCAAACATCCCTGAACAATGCGGTTTAAGATGCCCGGATATTCACTTTTCAATTTATCAGGTAGCTCAATATCTCGTTTTTCGGGTGGGACATTGACAAGAAAAGGTATTTTTCGCATCCGTCGTTTAATCCCAATGTCTTCCCCCCTGAATTCGGGATGATGGTTCGTCCGAATCCATATTTTAGCTTTCATTTCAAATTCAAATGAATCTTTGTAAAGGTTTCGAGCAACCAGCTTATCCCCCCCTGTCATGGATTTTATTTTAGGTTCATCAAAGCGATGCCCTTCTTTTGTTTCATTAACACTAATGAACCTAGCCCCTGCTAAACGAGCTAAATCATCGGATGCTCCGTTGCTATTATTTCGGTTGTTGACCATCAATGTGTCTGGGTGACTCTCTCGCCCGTAAGACCCCATAATATTTTGCATTGCTCCCAAGAAGACACTTTTGCCGTTCTTACCATCTCCATAACAGATAAATAGAGCCTGTTCGGAGTTACCTCCAATCAGAGAATAACCTAATGCCCGATAGAGGTACTGAATCAGTTCTTGATTGCCTCCCATGATGTAAGACAGAAAGTCATCCCAAAGGGGACACGTAGCGTCACGGTCATAGGGAATATCAATGTATTCAGTTATCAGATCTTCTCGTTTATGATTTTGTAATTCCCCTGTTTTCAGATTGAGTGTCCCATTTTTCACGTTTAACAGCCAATCATCACTATTAAATTCGGAGGCATCTTTAGCAATAACAGGATCAGAACTGGCTAACTTCGTGACAGAATTAATACTGCTTCCTTTATTCATTGAAAAAGCGTGTAGCCGCAATTCTTTACATCTTTTTGTTAATATCTTCACTTTATCTTTATAAAAACTGCTATCGTGTCCTGTTGATTCCTGTTCAATAGCCTTGTTATTGAGTTCGTTGATTTCATTGGATAAATTGAGAGCTTCTTCAAAGAGTTTTTTGGCTAGATGTTTGGCATATTCTTGGACTTGTTTTTCTGCTCCAGTATTCCAATGTTTCCCATCCCAAGATAACCACCCATGAGATTTATTATGTTTCAAGTCAGAGCCATAATAATGAACTAAACGATCAGAGAACCCAATCTCAGTTAGTAAAAAATCAGGATCTTTAGGAGTGGCTTTCTGTTCTTTATGACCATTCCCATTCCCATTGGGCTTTTGATTTGAATGATAGGTTTGAAAAAAAGAAATATCCTGATGTGTTAGCTGTTTAGGATTCCTTTTCCCATCATTGAGTCCACTCCTGATTGTATTAAGAGTCGCTTTCTCGCCGTTTTCTGCAACATATCCACAGCCAATAGCAGCCTGATACAAGGAATCAATGGCAGTATTTTCATTTAAATATTGAGGTATGTAACATCCAACAATAAATGATTTTTTGTAAATCATAGTGTTCCTAGAACCCTCAGGTGTGTGTGCAATTTCATCACAAGAAGATTGAAGTACTTTTGCAGCATAACGATCAGGATAATATGTTTTACTGACATTTTTGGGAATCTGATATTTAACCATTTTGGTTTTCTCAGGTAAAGGGAATTCTATGTCAGCAACAGGATGATCATGGAAAATTTCATAGAGAGAACCTGTTTCTGGATGCACAGAACCGGGACCCACAACATAGCCCCCATTCCCTCTGACATCAATATGTAGTCCCAATTGACTCGCACTATTCCGTATGTCTGATGCTCCTTCGGGATAAGAAAAATAGTAATGATAACCATTCCCTGTTTTTACAGTGAACGTTTGTGGAAGGGGTTTGTCTTTAGTTAATTCGGCTAGAGATTCGAGTCCTTGTTTACCGGGTCCGTCATCGACATCAATAACGACTAAGCCAGAGATTGTGCCGGTAGCGATGCCTACATTAGCCTTTGGAAATTGTTTTGCCCATTTTTGTATTTGAGCGAGGTCTTTGCTTGCATCTTTTAATCCATGTTTTGTGAGTGGTACTTTCCCTTTAAGTGGAAATACCGCCCACCCCCGTTCGAGCAAGGGTGTTGCAATGTTTTGAAAGTTTGTAGCTTGTTTTATCACGTTATTTTCTCCAAATTATTTTTATTTAGAGAGAACAAACGTGACCATAGCACTTTTACAATACCTACAATTTGTGGTATTGTATTAGCTATGGGACTGTTGTTCTCTCTTCGACGAGTGGTAACAGTCTTTATTGCTTTTTTGGGTATCATATCACTTATAAAAAACATGTTCAGTGATTGATCTCCCTTTTTGAGTGGGTCTGATTCCCGATACAGTCAACAATTCTTTCAAATAGTCTTCAGCTACGAACGGTTCAGAATGAACACAATCGAGAGCCAGTAAAGCGAACTTCTGCATCTTAGTGACTCGTTGCCTGTAAGAGATAATTGTCTTATTAAGGGCTTTAATGTGCCGTTTTACTAATGCAAATTCTTCAGATTTAATCATCTATTTACCTTTACCCCCATTTTAATAGCCTTCTTAGTTGGCTTATTTTGGTAAAGAAAAAAAGGCAGGGAGGTAAATAGACACTGAGTTGCTCCCTGCCAAGCATTAAAGAAATGAAGGAAAATAGAGCTAGAAAAAGTAGGGCTGATGGGAACAACCCCAATTGAATCACAAACACAAGTAGAAATAAATGGTAGAGTTCTCATTGCTTTGCAAATCCCCTGTAAACGTGGTTGCGAGGCTTGCTATTCAAGATTTTGGAAATAGCTGCAGCTTGATAATGCTTGTTATATTCAAATGTCCTCTTGTCTCTCTTGGGGAGATAAGGGATGTCATTATCAAAGGTCAGCCTATAAATCATTTCACGTGGCTTTTTAAAGAGCTTTGCCAGTTCCGATAAAGGCATATAAATATGGGGATTAATGTACTCAAATCTCATTTCACATCTGCCTTATACCAGGTTAGAAAGCGTGGCAGGTCAACGTCCTTTAACCGTTGCTTTTGTAGCTCTTTTGTAAGAGCTTCAACTAGCTCTGTCATTTGAGCTAACTGTAAGTGTGTTTTTGCCAGTTCATTTTTAATCGAATGATTTTGAGCGACTAATTCAGCAAGAGTAATGGGTATCATTACAGGCGGTACGAGCGTTTGACTAATCATGGATTTGCTCCAGCTGCACAAAGAAAGAGAGTTGCCCTGATCCCTCGTGCGTTAAATTTTCTAATGCTTTCAATTTTGAAATAGCATCGGTGATGATGCGAGCCGATTTGTACTGGGTATCAGAGTTCTTTAGAGCTGTTTTAATCTTTTTTAAATCAGAAGCAATCAGTACTATCAAATCATCTTGATTTAATGTACCGACAGGTTTTAAAGCACTTTTTAGTTCACTATCCGTGAACTTAATAATATTTTCATTTTTAATTAACTTTTCATCTCTTTTAAATTCGTCATCAACTTTTGAATCCATTTTTTGTTTGAGTCCCATAC